AGAAGAGAGAAGAAGAGAAAAGAAACGAAAAGTTAGTTTGGTTTGAAGAGTTTTGGAATAGGTTTGATAAAAAAACTGAAAAGCCTGATGCGATTCGAGAATGGATAAAGCTGACTGATACCGAAATAAACAAGGCATTAGATGCTGTGGATTTGTACGTACAAAGTACAGCCGACAAGCAGTACCGAAAAGCAGCGCACCGATGGCTTAAAAAGAAAGGCTGGGAGGATGAAATAATAATTCCTACCTTAAACACAAAAATAAGCAATTTTGAAAAAGCAGTAAAAACCGACCTTCACTCAATGATTATTTATGATAACGACAACGACTAACAGCCAAGCGGTGCAAGCCTATCAAGGCAAGCAATGCGCTGAAATGCCACAGCAAGACTTACTACCTGAAATCTTGAACCAGTACAAGATGGTTTGCGCTTACGCTGGGCAGCAAGTAACCAGCGACCAGAATTCACTTAACCTTATAGTGCGTATGATTGAGGCTGACTTGAAAAAGGCACGATGTACCATTGAGCAGTTTCAGATAGCTGTAAACGAAGGTATGAGGTCGGGAGAGGTATATTCAGCCAACGCACCAGCTACTTATTTAAAATGGGTGCATGCCTATTTAGATAAAGTAAAGATGGAACTGGTAGCGCACCGCAATAATCAATCCTTCCAACCCTATGAAATGAGCGAAGAAGAAAAACTAAACACAGCCATTGAGCATATTTTAACAATGTATCAAAAATTTAAAAGCGGACAAAGCTTTTTGGATGGCGGTAGTGCTGGGTATTTGTGGCTGGAAAAGATAGGGCAGATAAATGTTTCTATTGACAAGAAAGCCGAGATGTTTGAAAAGTCAAAGGATAGAGCAATCGCAGCTATCAAAGCGAAAAGAGATAACGCAGAACGATATGAGGCACGGACTATCCAATCCTTATTAAACGCTATCGAACAGCGACCGCAAGACATTCCCGAACTTAGATTTGAGCAGATTAAGATTTGCAGGGATGATTTGCTTCGGCGGTATTTTAGAGCAAACGAAGTGACTGCTGACTTTTTAAAGCAATGCTATGAAGCAGTTTAACGTTTTGCAGATAGGCGAAGGCAAAGATTTAGAAACGAAAATTTTAACTTAAAAACAGAATACAATATGAAAACGAAAACATCAACTTACCACCGTGCCTTTGCTTTTGCTTATGTGCTGTTAGTGGCAGTTTTTAATTTCTTCAAAAAAGCGTTTACCCACAATTACTGCGATACTTGTGGGTTTACAAAAGATAATGTTTACGTTACTGAGTATTTCGCAGAAGCTGGTATTATTCAATGTGATAAATGTAGTGACCAGCAAAATTGCCACTAACTCTCTGCTTGGCGCATAAAAGTTGCGCCTATACAAACAAAAAAAATATGAAGCATCAAGAAGCTGAACTGCAAAAGGCTTGCATACGCTGGCACAGCTTGCAGTACCCGAAAGACTACTATCTGCTGTACATGAACCACCAAAACGGAAAGAGCGCAGCAGAACAAGGCAGACTTAAAACAATGGGGTTAGTACCGGGCGTTGCTGACCTTACGATGTTAAGCCGTGGGCGTGTTGATTTCTTTGAGTTAAAGGTGGGCAAGAACAAGCAGACCGATAAGCAGAAGGAGTTTCAGCAAGCGGTAGAAGCATATGGTTATAATTACCATTTAGTGTACAAATTAGAACAATTTATAGAAATAATAAACGATATAAAGAAATGAAAAAAGTAAAAGTTTTAGTGGCATTTAGCGGAGGCAAAGACTCGCTTGCCAGCCTAATATGGGCAGTAGAAAAATATGGGGTTGATAGCTGCGAGGCTGTATTTTGCGATACTGGCTGGGAGCATGAACTAACCTATGAGCATATCAACGAGGTAACTCAAAAAATAGGCGTAAAGCTGGTAACGGTTAAATCCAAAAAGTACGATGGTTTTTTAGATATGTCTAAAAAGAAAGGAAGGTTTCCATCAACAAAGGCAAGGTTCTGCACAGAGCAGCTTAAATCAATCCCGATGATTGATTACGTTTTGCAGCAAGAATGCCACCTAATTATCATTCAAGGCATAAGGGCAGACGAAAGCAAAAATAGAAGCAAGATGTCGGAGCATTGCACTTACTTTAAATACTACTACACGCCATACGGAATAGATAAAAAAGGAAAAGATAAATATCAGTCTTATAGGAAAAAAGAGGTGCTGACGTGGAGGCAAAAGTTTGCAGATGATATTATCCGACCAGTATTTAAGTGGACTGGGCAAGAAGTTATTTCATACATTATTGATAACGGATTTAAGCCGAACCCTTTGTACTATCAGGGCTTTAGTCGGGTAGGTTGCTTCCCTTGTATTATGTGCAGAAAATCGGAGATAAAGCAAATAGCAGAAAAGCACCCAGAGTATTTACAACGGTTGACAAATGCAGAAGAAGAAACTGGTCGCTCATTTTTCCCACCTGATTATATTCCAAAAAGATTTCAGCAAGGCAGAGATGTAAATGGCAAATCATTTCCGCTGCTCCAAAACGTGGTTGATTATGTTACGGATGATCCGAATCAAATGGAGATGTTTGAAGAAGAAAAAAACGATACAACGGATAGAAGGTGTATGTCTTTTTATGCTATTTGCGAATAAGACATGAAGCAAGACATCTACAATTTAGCCACACGATTAGACTTTGGCATTGACGATTTGCTGTCGGTTGATGCCGTGCTGGTAAAGAAGTACCTCATCATCTACCGATTGAGCAAGACCTACACTATTCAGGAGATAACCGATTGGTTCGGCTACTCTAACCGACAAAGCGTATATTCAGCTATCCGAAAAGCGAGAGGATGGATAAGCGTTGACAAAGAGATTAAGGCTATGTGGGAGGGATTGATGTGAACAACTATAAGTTGTCAAATGTCAACCTTATTATTATATTTGCATTATGGGACAAAAAAGAAACGTAATTTACGATGAAGCCTATAAGGTTTATTTAGAAGGTTATTCATTAGATCAAGTGGCTCAACAATTAAATGTGACAAGACAATGCGTGTTTAAAGCATTTAAAAAAAGAGGCTTTATGTTAAGGGGTGTAAATTATCAGCCAAAACAAGTGTATGACGGTAAAACATTTACTTTGCGAAATAACGGATATTTTTCTTTGACAACTGGTAAAAGGACTTTGATGCATAGATATGTTTGGGAAAAAGAAAAAGGAGCAATACCTGATAATTATGATATACATCATTTGAATGGAATAAAATCCGACAATCGCATTGAAAATTTAGAGTGCTTGTCAAAGTCCGAGCATACCAAAAGGTACTCGCCTCACAATAATCAATACACTAAAGGAAGAAAGCGTGAAGCTAATTAGTTTATTTTCCGGTATAGGTGGCTTTGAATTAGCTGCGGAATGGATGGGATGGGAAGTTTATGCCAGTTGTGAACTTAATGACTTTGGCAACAAAGTACTAAATCACTATTGGCCCAATGCTTATCACCATAGAGATATTCACACATTTAACATACAAACTCTTAATGAAGAACTTACTAAAAGATTTGGAACCCGCTGGAGAGCAAACGACATTGTTCTCACAGGCGGGTTCCCGTAACTATGCCAGCCGTACTCAACCGCTGGAAAACGACTTGGAAAAGAAGATAACCGCCACCTCTGGCCAGAGATGCTTAGAGCAATACGAGAGATTCAGCCGACCTACGTTGTGGGCGAGAATGTTCTCGGACTTGTTAATTGGGATGGAGGGTTGGTATTCAACGAAGTGCAGGCTGACTTGGAAGCTGAAGGGTACGAAGTACAACCGTTTGTACTACCAGCTTGTGCCGTCAACGCTCCCCACCGGAGGGATAGAGTTTGGTTTGTTGCCCACCGTTACGACTCAAGAAACACCACACCTTCAAGCGGAACTAACGGAAAGCAATCGCAGGACAGCATCGAATGGCAACAGCCACAGCTTAAACATTGCGGACTTAGCAGTAAGGGGAATGCTACCAACTCCGACTGCAATGGACAGCACAAATGCGACTGCCAATATGAAGTCAACGCAAGTCAAGGAGGGATCAATGCACAGCGTGACATTGGTTCGGTACATGATGAACAACCCTCTATTAAACACCCCTTGTGCGAGCGACAAAAACGGAGGATGCACACAATCCAACGAAAAGCTGCAATTAGGCAGCAGCTTAGTAAACGAAATGCACGGAGTTCTAAACCAACAACCTGGCAAGACTTCCCAACTCAATCCCCCATTTGTTTTGGAGATGATGGGATTTCCACCCGATTGGACGGAATTACCTTTTCTAAGTGGCGAAACGAAAGCATAAAGGCAGCTGGGAATGCAATCGTACCGCAAGTAGTTTACCAAATATTTCAAGCAATTTCTAAAATGCCATAATTATTTTTATTTAAAGAGATACAACTAATGTGAATAAGTGTATATTTGTGAACAATTAAACAACTAAAAGATGAAGGCACAAATTAGAATTGACTTACAAGGGCAGCACTTACACGTTGCTGCCCAAAGATTTAGGCTGTCGAACCGATTAGACCTAAAGTATTTTGAAAACTTTGATTCGTTGAAAGATGCACGGCAGTACCTGCTTGACCTTTCGCAAGACTTGGAAGATACCGAGTTAGGTGATGACTGGTTATCTTACGACAGCGTGACAGCGTACATTGTAACCGAGAAGGAGGAGATGCTATGAGGGCGTTTTATTTCATCCTTGCATTCTTTGCGGTGCTAATCGAAAGCGACCGAGTAGATCAGTTTGTCTGCTGGGTAATTGATGCGCTGGCATTAACTACATTTTGTATATTCTTAGCCTTCTTTGGTACGATAGCCATTGGCTTAATCTTTGGGTGATATGGAATATTTAGAAGGATTAATCGAATGGGAGTCTAATGGATTAAAGGGCATTCCTACTAATTTATTACAAGAGTACATTGTTGATTTGCAGTGTGAATTAGAGAATAGAAAGAAGGCATTTGAGGGCGAATCAAATCAATATTTTAATGAAACCTTTAACACCAAAAAGAAATGAAAACACCAATTGAATTAGCAATCGAAGTGATTGCCGACTTACCGACCGAAGTGCTAAACGCTTCGAGTATAAAGCAAGTCGTTATCGGCTTACTTAAGCAAGCAGCCGTACACGAAAGAGAGCATTTAACCCTTGCTTTTATGGAGGGGCAATCAACACCAAAGGCATCCTTTGAGATGTGGTTTAACAAGAAATACAAAAAGACTGAAAGGACAAACGATGACACCGAATGAAATAATTGAAAGGGTAGCTATCTACCGAGGGGTAAGCATCCAGCAAATGCTGGGCAAGTCAAGAAAGCAAGAGATAGTAAACGCACGACATGGGGCGCAGTATTTGGTTATGAAGCATTGCTCTAAACTAAAGCAAGAAGCCATGGCGTTGCCTTTCAATCGTGACCGCACTACCTTACTCCACGCAAGGGATGCGGTGAATGATTCGCTTGCGATTAACGATGGGCAGTTTCGATGGATCAACAACGTAGAACTTGGAAAGGGCTACGGAGATAAAGTCTTAGAGAAGCTATTTGCAGCGAAGGAGTGTATGGACAAAGGATACACGGGGGAAGCCAAGAAGATTGTAAACGATGCGATTGAGTTACGGCAGTCTTTTTTGGATAGCTTGGAGGAGTTAAAATTGCAACAACTAAACGCTAAAATATGAAATATATTCACGTTCCTACTGGAGTGCTTTATGACCAGATACACCTAACCAATTTAGACATTAACGATTTTGTTCGTGCCAACCTTCCCAAACATTGGCGAGTTGAGGGGTTTTACGCAAGCTGCGAGTGGGCAGAGCAACATCAAGAAGCTAACACGGATATTTTAAATTCTAAATTAACTCTTCATAATAGTATAATTTTTGAAGGTGTTGAGCGCATTTCTATGGCTGAATTTATGTATCACATTTACAATCCGTGGAAAGCAGAGAAAAAAGAACCGCACTACAACCAGCAGCCGATTGAGGTGATTGATATGATGCTATCTATTTACGGCAAAGAAGCTGTGATACATTTCTGCTTGCTTAATTCATTCAAATATAGAATGAGGGCAGGACATAAAGACGATGCGGTCAGGGATATAGAGAAAGCGTTGTGGTACGAGAAAAAAGCTAAAGAGTTGGAAGCATTTAAAACCAAAGAGAAATGAAACAAACAGCAGTAGAGTGGTTGGTAGAGCAACTAAATGAAAAGATAGATTTTATTCCTTTGGACAAATGGGATATGATTAGGGATATAATTCAACAAGCCAAATCAATGGAGAAGCAGCAGATGTTAGGATGCTACTTTGCTCATAGAGATTTTTGTTCGGGTGAAGTATCTAATGACACATTTAACCAGCATTACGAACAAGCCTACGGAGGTAAAGTTCAATTGTAATTAAAAAGCTAAAGAGTTGGAAATCAAATAAAATAACTATATTAGCAGCCGTGAAAGCACGGCAAATCATAATGCAGCTGTATGATTCAGGAGAACTGATGAAGGCTTGCAAGTCAATAGGCAGCACTTACTCTGACGATTTATGTCAGGAGGTGCTGCTTTGTCTTTTTGAGAAACCCGAAGCCAAGATTTTAGAAGCACACGACAAAGGGTATTTTAGGTTTTACGTTGTTCGCATTGTGATGAACTTTGCCAACTCAAAGAACTCCAGCTTTCACAAGAAGTACCGAAATAGGGATGAAGTTATCCCGATTAATCATTTAGGGCAAGTGGGTGAAATGCCAGTCGAATCGTATCTTGAATCTCACGGCATTGACTTAACTGCTGGAGAATACGACTACCAAAAAGACTTAGACACGCAAGGGAAGATTGACCGATTAGAGGTGGCTTATCTTCGACTTAACAATGAAAGCGAATTTCCCTACGAACAAAAACTCTTAGACTTACATTTAACACTAAGGAACAAACGAGCCGTGAGCCGATTGACCGGCATTCCTTATCGCACCGTTTGTCACAATTTAGACACTATCTATAAATCATTAAAGGATGCAGCACTTAATTATTAGCGCACTTGCTGGCTTGGCTGGCTATTCATTTGTAATGCTTGCAGGCTTCAAGCTAAAAGGCAAGCCGTTAAACTGCCAAGTATGTATGGCGTTTTGGTTTGGCTTGATTACCTCGTTACTTGTTGAGCCTTCCTTCTATGCGCCAGCCGTTGGCTTCGGTGCTATGTGGTTTGCAGCAATGGCACAAAAAACTTTACTGAAATGACACAAGACCAATATCTATCACTAAGGGCAGCACGACCTTACCTTGACCAATACTTTGCCGTGGGTAGCGTAAGCATTCCGCACGATGTCGCACAAATGATGCAGAAGGTACACAGCGAATTGTACGGAGGTGGCTTTAATAATTGGTGCCAGGCTTGCGTGATAGAAGCACTCACTCGATTGATGGTGGACTTTGACAAGTACGAAAAACAGCAAGCACCAGTAATAATCTCAAGCGGTAAAGAGGCAAAGGTCAAGACAAATGTCACCAAGCGAAGCGTCAAGGGTAATTGAGATATTAACTCAAACGCTTGAAGCTATCTGCGACTGCGAGGTAGATAATGCGTATGAAGTCAAGCAGAAGTTATTAGACAAAATAAGCGAACTAATAGACAAGATATGAGGTCAATGATACAAGGTCTTGGCAGACCACGGAAGTACGACAGCCCCGAAGATATTATGGATGCGTTTGCTGAATACGTTGGCTACTGCAAATCCTTTGAGGTTGAGGTGGTAAGCAACAAGGGTGACATCGTGAAAGTCGGAAAGCCGAGAGTACCGACACTTGGTGGCTTTTGTAACTACGCAGGGATCGATTACGACACGCTGAACAACTACGAAAAGAAAGCAGGTTACGAGCATTTATTCGGAACTATAAAAAGCATTAAGCAAAATATCTTGTCGGGAAAGCTTGATTCGCTTACAAATGGCGAGGGAAGCACCACGGGATTGATATTTGACTTGAAAGCTAACCACGGCTTATTGGACAAAAACACAACCGATTTAAACATTTCGCAGATAGCGGTGCAAGTAATACCAAGCCCATCACCATTGGCATCGGACGAATCGGAGATAAAGGACTAATGTGTTTGAAGGCAGCGAGGTATTTAAATCCAACTACTCTGCAACTGATAAGGTAGTAGTCAACCAGGGTGGATCATCTTCGGGTAAGACTTACTCTATCCTTCAGGTGCTATTTCTTAGAGCCATAGAACATCCGAGAAGCGTTACGACTATCGTAGGCGAAACTATCCCCAACCTTAAAAGCGGTGCGCTTAGAGATGCCCAAACAATTGTGGCGAATTCGCCAATATTAACAAAGCTGATTGCAAGCTACAACGCTACCGACCGAGTGTACACTTTATACAACGGCTCGGTATTGGAGTTTAAAAGTTACGAAACCAGCCAGTCGGCTAAGTCAGGTAAGAGGCAGTTTCTCTTTGTGAACGAAGCCAACGGCATATCGTATGAGATTTGGAACGAGTTGTACTTACGCACAACCATTCAGGCGTTTATTGACTATAATCCAAACGCTGAATTTTGGGTGCATGAAAAGATAATTGGCAAGGATGGGGTAAAGCTATTCATCTCCGACCATAGGCATAACCCTTATGTATTACCAGCCATTCGTGAGAAGATTGAAGGTCTAAAGGATATAGACTTAGAGTTGTGGAAGGTGTATGCAAGAGGGCGTACTGGTCGCATTGAAGGCTTAGTGTTTAGGAATTGGGATGTGTGCGATTCGATTGACAAGGTCAGGTGCAAGCTGGTAGCTTTAGGAATGGACTGGGGATTCACGAATGATCCGACTGCGCTTTGTGCGGTTTGGAAGGATGGAGAACATTTGTATATTGAGGAACTCTTATACGAACGAGGCTTAACAAACCAAGACATCGGTGCAAGGTTGAAGGATATGGCTATCGGAAGGACAATGGAGATAATCGCAGATTCAGCAGAGCCGAAGAGTATAGAAGAAGTGCATCGGATGGGTTTCAATATACACGGAGCGAACAAGGGCAAGGATTCAATACAAAACTCCATTGATATTCTAAAGCGGTACAAGCTGCACGTTTTGAGGGGTTCGGTCAACCTGATAAAGGAACTCAACTCGTATAAGTGGAAGCAAGACAAGAACGGCAACCCCTTAAACGAGCCAGTTGACTTTCAGAACCACGCCATTGATGCGCTTAGATATGTGGCACTCAATAAATTAAAGGTGGCTAATTCAGGAAAATATTTTATATTGCAGGCATAAAACGACAACGAGATGAATATAATACCTAAAGAGGCAGCCTTGGATATGCTAAAGCATTCAGCCTTAAAACGAACAAACGACTTTGCAGAATATTGGTTTTTTTCTGCGCCATCGGTTGTAGTAAAACCGAATGATGGAAGCAAAGGTTTTAGATGCAGCTTGGTTGATTTGGCCTGCTTTGCCTATGACTTATGCAAGGCAGAGCAAG